CTGCTGTGCCTGCTCTGCCATACCCATCTGCTGAGCCTGTAGCATGGCCTGATTGCTACCCTGTACCCTAGCCCTAGCCATAGCCGCATCTTCTGCTGAGCCACCAAACTGAGAGCCTCTGATACCACCACGACCCTGAGCATAAGACCTAGCCTGCTGTGCCGCCTGCATCTGATCTAACATGGGATTCTGAACAGCCATGCTCTGGTCATACAGTTGCTGTTGTCGGGCATAAGGATCTTGCATTGCCCGTTGAGACATCGTATCTGCATATCCCATATTGGTAGAAGCAAAATGATTTTGAAGCCGGTTCTGACCAACGCCAAGATCGACGTTCATGCCCCCGTCTGACCCTATTGTTACGTTGCTATCCCCTAAACCAGTACTGACTCCGTACCCTTTAAAGGCGCTGTCTGCCGCAAGCGAGTTACCAAGATCGTGCATGGCACCACTAGAAGCCCCATCCTTATAGCTCCAAAGATTGTTGCCATACTCCCTTATGTCATCGGCTATTTCAAAACCTCTGTCAGCGCCATACCCCGTACCTATTAAGTTTCCTAACCAACCCATCCTGAACTCCTTAAACTATTAGACGCCCGACAAGCGTGTTAACTGAAACATTCTGCATAGAGAAACCTTTACCACTTATGGTTGTCTCAAAGCCTATTCGTAACATCTCGCCTGACGCACTGAGATTAACTTTATTTGTTGTAAACACTGGTGCATTTGGTTTGTTCTTTACCTTCTTGGAAAACGGAAGGGGGTTAGATCCAAAGCCCCACTGTATAGATAAGTTGTTGGCTTCTTCAGACTTGTAGCTAAAGCTCACAGACTTGGGAACTAGCTTCCTCATTAGCTCATCACCACCCATCAGTGTGGTGCTTTCATAAGCCATCTGATAATCAGTAGGTTGGGAGTAGCCATAGTAGGCAGTCAGACCTCTTTTATTTCTGCCTGCCAAAAGCTCTTGGTTGCCTTCAGCAGATCTGACAGTAACTGAATCCATAAAGTCACAGCCAAGCCACTTAGTTGTTCTCAATCCACCTGTCATTCCGGGCTGGCCTAGCTGAAATACATACGCCTCGGAGGTAGAGGGGAATAGGCAGGTAGCAATAGACTTGCTAGACATGTGCATTAGCCGAACAGTCTCCCTGTTCTTGGCTATATCTTCTCGTATGACTGAAGCTACATTCAGTGAAGGTTCTGATATAGGAGTAGACTTCTCCTGTATTACCCTACCAAGTGAGCGTACTCCCAGAGAATCCACGAATAGCAAGTCAGTGCCAATGTTGCACATAGCATCTTGATTAACGAGACCCACATCTCTGATTGCATCCTGTAATTTTAAGCCGTCTTCTCCAGCAGGATCGCCTTGAGCGCCTGCATAAATAAGAATTGAGTTGACCCCAAAGACAACAAGGAAGCCATTGTGTGCGGCTATGCCCTGTATCTTGTCACTGCCATTAGGCCAGTATTCACTGACATCAATTATCCCGCCCGTGTTTCTTGCATCTTCTGCCTGACCGTTGTTATTAGTAGTCCCGTCATACCACTGCTCAGGCACAAGAAGATCAGAATAATATATAGTGTTGTAGTCATTGCCAGCACCACTAACCCACAGGCGACCATAAGCGGAACAAGCAATGTCACCATCAAGTTCTTGAACATAGATATTTACATCATCCTGTGGAGGGGTGTAGTTAGGCATGTCCGATAACTTAGAGACAGATCCATTAGTATAAATTGTAGGGGCATCGCCCTTAGAAAATACCAAAAACGAATCTTTAAAAGTAACTATCTGGCAATTGGTTAGGCCATTGGTTGGCCGAATCTCATTGATTACTGACAGTCCCTGATCGGTCACCGTACAGCCGATATACCTAGTGTAAACAGGCACACCATTAGTATCTAAATTCCCATTGCCTATACCAATTAGAGCGAGAATAATCTTGCCGTTAGAGTTTATGTCACTGCGCCCAGAATACTCAGCTACTGTATATTCACCTTCATTGTATTCATTGCGCTTTTTGTTTTCGTCTAAGGCTGTAGACCTAGTGGTCACTTCTTCTAGCTGATCTCCATTCCATTGACCAAACCCATACTCTGAATTGTCATACTCCGTAGGCGTGTTGGGGATAGGCTTTGTAATTGGACCAGTTGTACTGCCTAAAGGCTCTAAGGATTCTACCCTTACAACATCAAAGGTTTCACCAGCACCAAGGTTTATATTGTTAGTAGATATATAATCAGCAAAAGCTTCACGGGCGGCTAGCCTGCCAATCCTATCAATGACTGCATTGTCTGCCCTTAAAGCAAACTCTGCCGTCTGCTGATAAGGAGTTATCTCAGAGTTGAGACCCTGAGAACCCGGCCCCTCAATGCTTACCTGTACTAATTGCTGTGCCATCTATACAGCTTCCCATACATATTCAAGTTTAGAGTTCTCTACATCTCTAGAAATAGCATCACTTAAATATTGCTTAGCCATAGCAAATACTTCTGCACTTGCCTGACCTCCAGCCTCACCTCGCTCCCTCTGTGCATACGCCAAGGTGTAATGAATGACAGGCTCTTGAGGTACAAGTAATAAGTCATCATCTAACTTCATCATAGGTGGCTGACCATAACCAAATACCAGAAGGTCTTTGTCAGGGCTACCAAACTTTGATGCCTGACCAAACCGTGCAGTTGCCGCAGAAGGCGGTAGGTTTATAGACCTGTCTGTATTGCCGTACTCATATACACCTCCAGTGCCACCAAAGCTTTCATCAGGAGTGGGGAATACATTAATCTCTACATTGTTATTTGCTACTGTCTTGGGTGCGTAATAAACAGGAGTGCCTTTCTGTGTTGGCTGAGCTTCCATCTTTATCCCGTTAACTTCACTCATTATCCTGCCATTCTGGTATCTAACAAGGTAGATAGTAGACTGCTCGACATTGCCTGTTAGCCTATACCTATTCACATCTTGTGCCAGATCTATAACCCATGACTTACGCAGTGCGTTCCATGTATGAGCGCGCTCTACTAGAGCCTTGGCATCATTGACAAACTTGCACACCAACTTCTGTTGAGGATCATTCTCTGGATCACTAACACTAGTGACCTCTTCCTCACGCATACGGACAAGCACTTCATTTGTTATCTCTAGGTAATTCATGTCAGCTTTCCTGCCTCGTATAATTCTTTGTCAGTAAGACCTTTTGGTAGCTTGAAATCTACACCTAAAGCCTGCTCAGCCATTGCCTGCTTGAGCATTCCCATGTTCTTGTCATAAGCCCTAGCTCTATCACCCTTGCCCTTGTAACCAAGATTGTTCTGCCTCCACTCTAGATCTGTCCACAACACTGGGTCACTGCTTCTTGGATTGCGTGGGTCAGGCGTGTCCTCTGGAAGGGTAATAGGCACACCGCCAGTAGTGGGTAGCTGAGTCGTGGTATTAGTTACAGGGTCTTTGTCTACAGGCACAACAGTTTCAGTATTAACTACTGAGTCTTCTGAGTTATCAGTAGTCACTGTCTCTGGTTTTATCGTGGTGTTATTGGTTATCTGGTCAGCCGATACAGCCTGACTTGAGGCGTCCACTATGTCTGCCGTTTTACTGTCAGAGCTTAACTCAACATCTGTGTAAGCCTTGTATATATCTCTAATAGCCTGCTCAAGAAGACTGTCCTCTGCACTTCCAGCATCTGGTAACACAACCCTATCAAGATCATCTAAATTAAAAATTAGTGGATTATATCCGGGGGGTCTTTCTTTGGGGGGAACGCCCCTAGTTCCCATTAAGTCTGCACCAACAGAATACAATTTCTCCCCACTTGCAAACCGTGAGTCAACATTATCAGCGGTTCCCTTGACCTCAGTGTCACCCCTTGGGTTGTCATTGAAGTTGTACTTCTCATCTAGCCCATACTTACCATGCCAGAATGGATCTCCATTGGCGTCTGTATAAGCCAGTATTGCCTTTGCCCTATCCCTAAAGACCTTCATCTCTTCAGCAGTTTTGCTGGCCGCGACCTTGGCTCTGGTGTCCATCTCTGGATCATTGAGATCAATCTTTGTATCGATTGTTTGATACAGCAATTCTTTGTATGCCGTCATCTGCTCAGACTCTGCTTGACTGACATCCTTACCGGCCTTTGCCTTATCTTTGTTGCCTGAGAGAAAGTCACTGATCTTTGTGACCGTTGTATTGATTGCCTCCGCACTCTTATTTAATCCAGTGGCCAAGGTGTTAACTACTGGGTTGTTAGCTAGCCCCATGGTTGACTCGTTTTCAAGAGAAGTTAAGGGTATTGCCGTCCATTCACCCGTCACTGGATTTTGTATTGTTGTGAGATCAAGGAATTCTTCGTCGGTTAAATCATCTCTATTGAATATCCTTCCGTCAGGAAGTTGGAACTGATCTCCAAGATCAACACCATTAATGAGGCTATCAGTAGCATTAGCAAGCATACCTAAGCCATTTCTTATGGGGCCTACATCAAGCTCTGGTATGAAGGGAAGCAGGCCACCCTTTCCTATTAATGCACCAAGGTTTGTTTTGTTTAGCACCTGCCCTGTAGCCTGCTCAATTCCCCCAGTATCTAAGAGCTTGGCAACATACTCTTTTGCGTCTTGAACAGAGGCGGCAGGATTGTCCATTAGGTAT